AATTGTTAGTTCTGCAGTTGCAACGACGAACTTTGAATTAAACAAAGCTTATCAAATCAAGTCAATGGCTGATGTAGCGGCATTAGGAATTTTGCCTGATGTGGATAATTACAGACTACATAAAACCCTTAGAGAGTTTTATGATGAAGCTGGCGAAGGTGTTAAGTGTTGGATTTTTGGACTTGCAAAATCACTAAAGGTTTCCGATTGGTTTACGGCTAATGAAACAACAGGTTTAATTCCAGTACAACAGGCTTTAGATTCGGCAAATGGAGAAGTTTCCTTGATTGGATGTTCTTTTAGTCCTTTGGCTTCTTATACTTCTACGATAACAGCTGGTTTGGATGCTGATATTGATTTAGCAATGCAAAAGGCTAATACAATGTTGAAGAGCTATACTTCTAAAAAGTATGCGCCTGCGTCTGTAGTTTTTGAAGGTTATGCCTTTTCAGGAAATAAAACAGAACTAATTGATTTAAAAACTAAAAGTTTTGAAAGATGTTCAGTTTTAATCGGTGATTCTGAATCAAGAACAGGAACTGTTGCAAGTAAAGGGGCTTGTATTGGTACTTATCTAGGTCGATTAGCACGTATCAATGTTCATGTTAACCCAGCACGTGTGAATGATGGCGCTCTTTCATTAGTTAAAGCTTTCATCGTTGATACACCTGCAGAACAATTTGATACTGAGGCTTTGCATGATAAAGGTTATGTAACTCTAAGAACGCATACAGGCAAATCAGGATATTATTTTGTTGATTGCCCAACAGCCTCAAGTTCTATTTCTGATTATCATTATTTAACTCATCGAAGAGTTATTGATAAGGCCTATAGAATTGCCTATATCGCATCATTAGATTTCTTGTTAGATGATAATGATGTAATGCCAAATGGAACTGTTAATCCGATCTATGCTAAAACGATAGAAAATGCAATTGAAAGTGCCATTTTCCAACAAATGACAATAAACGGTGAGTTATCTCAAGATGTGTCGAACCCAAAAGATAGAGGTGTTATTTGTAAAGTAGATTTAAATCATAACGTGGTTTCAACTGGAAAATTACAATTAGCAAAGCTACAAGTGAGAACTAAAGGTTATAATCGAATCATTGATATTCCTTTAGGTTTTGTTCCAATAACAACTAATAACGAATAATATGTTTAACAGTCGTGAATACGAATATGCAGATATAACTGTAATTGCTGGAGCAACAGATATTACAGGGCTTCGAGGTATTGAATACAAAGAGTCTGCGGAAAAAGAAGTTTTATACGGAAAAGGTCGAAAAGGTAAATCCATACAAACAGGGAATTTAGCATACGAAGGAACATTAACAGTAACTCAAAGTGCAGCAATTGCTTTAGATAAATCACACCCTAGAGGAATTTTAGCCTTACAATTAGATTTATCAGTCAATTTTGGAAACCCTTTAGAAGGTGATGCTTTAACTACGGATCGTGTTATTGCGCTTCAATTTACCGAAGTTCCAAAAGGAATGAAACAAGGCGATAAATTTATGGAGGTTGCTATTCCTTTCATTGCCTTGGATTTACAAAAGAACGTTTAAACCTAGATTAAATAACATAAAAAGTCCCTTTCAAAACTGTTTAAAAGGGACTTTTTAAAAAAAACAAAAGATGGGTAATTATCATAAAAAACATAAACAAAATGCAAAAGCGGTTGCTGAAAACACTTCAAATGATGAAGCTTATAAAGCTACATTCAAAGGAGAACAAAACACTTCAGTTATTGAAGATTGGAAACGCAAGCACGGTAATGTATATGCCATTAAAACAGAAAGTAAAGCCATCTTCTATGTAAGAACGCCAAAAATTCAAGAAATTGAAGCTTACCAACCGTTACTTCAGCAATCAAAATTTATCACATATAACATTGGTTTATTCAAAACCTGTTATCTAGGTGGTGCACCAATTCCAACAGATGAAGCAACGTTATCATCAATTGCAGGACAAATGATGAAAACAATTGAAGTTGTAGTTTCTGAAGTGGAAAAGCTTTAACGGATGCGTCTCTTGAATTTGCCATAGATGTATCTGATAAAAAAATCAAACAACAACATGTTGATGAAGTTGAGTGGTGCCAACGCCTCTTTAAATGGATATCAAACATCAGAAAATCTAATATAGGAATAGCCTATTTCACCAATATTAATCCTTACGATTTAGAGCTTACAGAATGGGCTCGTAGAGTAATCGACTTGGAATGGATAAGACAAGAACTATCAAAAACGAACACACAAGATGAGTAACATTTTAGAATATACTTTGGCACTTCGTGATCAAATGTCTTCACACTTAAAAACAATAGGTGGAAATTCTGATGGACTTATCAAACGTTTTGATGAACTAGAACGCCAAACTAAAGAAGTAACTCAGCAGATGACTGTTACAGGTCGTTCTGCTGGAGCTTTGAAACAAAAGCTTGATTTGTTAAAACAATCTAGGGATTGGATTCCAGCATCAGAAATCAATCGAATTAGACAAGCTAATCAAGAGATTCGAAATCTTGAAAGGGAAATCAATTCAATAGAAGGTAAATCATCTTCGGGTTGGTTCAAAGGTTTAGTGGATTCAATTCCTTTCGGAAACATTTTAACCAATCCTTTTGTGATTGCTGGAGGTATTGCAGGTGCTGCTATTAAAAACGGAATTCAACAAGATTTACAGAATACTTCATTTGAGGTGTTACTTGGTTCTGAAGCCGCAGCCAAAAAATTAGTTGATGATATAACTAAATACGGTGCGGAAACTCCTTATGATAAATTAGGGTTAGGTAAAAATGCCCAGTTAATGTTAGGATTTCAGATAGATGAAAGCAAGGTGATGCCCGCTTTGAAAAGAATCGGTGACGTTGCTATGGGGGATGCTAATAAAATGAACTCATTGACCTTAGCTTATTCCCAAATGTCAGCCACAGGAAAACTAACAGGGGAAGATTTAAACCAAATGATAACGGCTGGTTTTAATCCATTAGGTGAGATTTCAAACCGAACAGGTAAATCTATTAGTGTTCTTAAAAAAGAAATGGAAAAAGGTGCTATTTCTACGCAAATGGTTGAACAAGCTTTTATTGATGCAACATCTGAAGGTGGTAAATTTCACGGAATGGCCGAAAAAATGGGACAAACATTAGGTGGAAAATGGGCGCAATTCATGGATAAAGTAGCCGAAAAATCTTTAATAGTTTATCAATACATCGGACCCGTAGTAGAAAAATTAATTGAATTAGGAGGTGCTGCATTAGATGCCACATTCAATGGTTTGGGGTGGTTGATTGATAAGTTTGAGCAAGGTAATCCAATAGTTTGGGGTTTAACACTAGCACTTGGAGCTTATACTGCAGGATTAATTTTAGCTAATACCTGGACAAAGGTTCAAGCGGGTTGGAATCTAATTACTACAGGACAATTATGGGCACAAGTAACGGCTTGGTGGGGGCTAAATTCTGCAATGTACGCAAACCCAATCGGATTAATAATTGCTGGGGTGATTGCCTTAGCTGCTATTATTGGATTACTTATTTATAAAGTTGATGGTTGGGGAATTGCATGGGATCACACAGTAAACGCTGTAAAATCTTTATGGAGTGGTTTTACCAATTATTTAAAATTGGGCTGGTTATCTGCAGAACACTTATTGTTAAGCGGAATCGAAGCAATCATGGTTGAATGGTATAAGTTAAAATCCCTTTGGGATGAAGACTCAGCGAACCAAGCAATGTCTCAAATTCAAGCAAAAAGTGAGGAGCGCAAAAAAGCTATTGGTGCAACTGCTAACGAATTAGTTTCGGATGTCAAACAAGCTTGGGATTCTACTAAAAAAGCTGGTAATAGTTTAAGTTGGAATGATAAAGGTTTTGATGATATGAAGAATGATTTAAAAGCAAAATTCGGTATTCAAGATTCAAAAGGTATTCCAGGAGTATCGCAAGGAAAACACTCCACAAACTTAGCTTCAGGAGGTAATTCTACAGCTTCAAAATCAAATAACGCAATTGCTACAGGAGGAACAAAACACAATTATATAACCATAACAATGGATAAGTTAGTTGAAACTATTAATGTACATGCTCAAGGTGTTAAAGAAGGAGCTGATAAAGCCGCAGAAATGACTCAAGATGCATTGCTACGAATATTAGCTTCAGCAGAAACAGCCGCTAGTTAATTATGAGTGTAAAGTTAAACGATAGAGAGGTTTTATTTGCCTCATTAGTTGGGAGTAAATTAATCCAAGCTGTGCCTCGTTTTGCTCAATTGGAAAACACTATCGGAAAACATGTTTTACCTGTTATACCTATTTTACCAATTGGAGCTCAACCTGTAAATGTTCAGTCTATTTCTGTTGAAGAATTAGAAGCTCAAATTTGGGAGGCATCGCCACCACAAAATGAGGATGATCAATATTTTCCGTTAAAGATGTCTGTTGATGGTTCTAATTGGTTTTTGTTGCCTTATGAACCTATTATCAATGTTTCGGGAGGAAATGAAGTTGTTAAGCGAAATGTGGCAAAGTGGAAAAAAGATATTAGCCACACAAGAGGTACAATAAAAGAACGTTGGTCACAGAAAGATTACGAAATCAGTATAACTGGTGTTCTACTTGGAAAACAATTAGACGGTCGATTTGAAGAATCTTTTCCTAGACAAGATTTTGAAAAACTAAGAAAGCTATTAGAAACTGCTGATGATATTTACGTGAACTGCCCTTTACTTGAATTACTTGATATTCATAAAATAGTTATTGAAGATTTTGATTTTCCATTTAGTAAAGGTGAAAATGTACAAGGATATGTTATTA